GCTGCCTTGACTGCTGCAGGCGAACTGTCTGCAGTCGGAACCCGGGTGGTTGAGGGGTCGGCCGTCCTAACCGGGAATGGGGTGCTGGCCGCAACCGGGACCAGAGTAGTTGAAGGGTCAGCTGCCCTGACTGCTACTGCTACACTAACAGCCTACGGTGAGGTATCTGTTGTAAAAACTACCCTACATGCGCCCATTATGGCCGCAGAGCTGGAGGCCACATGACTGCTGTAATAAATACTAGGCTAGGACCCTATCGCGAAGGGGATACCTTACCCGACTGGATCTTCACTATTACCGGGCTCGCAGATCCTGCAAGGTGGACTGATGCTGAGTTCGATATCGAGACGCCCTCTGACACAGACTTCGATCTGGGAACCTCCACTTGGGTGCTCTCAGTAGATGGCGACGACCTTATAGTGACAGTGACTCCTGATCCTACTGTTACTCTTGTAAGCCCAGGATACTACAAGGGAAGCATTGTACTAACAGATGGCCCCAGTAGACAGTCTGTACAGCCGTTCAGCTTCTTCGTCCAGCATATCTAACTTCTATATCCCAACCGGGAGATCCCAGAGGAGGGTCGAGATGTATAATCATCACGAGGCTCATGATGCCCACTAGTGTGCTTGTACCTGATGCAGAAAGACGAGTCGGCTACTGGAACGACCTTACTGGTGTTGTCCTAGCCGAGGATGTCACTACAAGTTGGATGCAAGCCTTTCCGTACGGGGTCTACAAACACCCAATCTACGGCCAGATTGCTATGACGCCTGAGCGCGCAAGGCGAATGGCAGACAACGTCAATGGCGGTGTACGAGGTATCGACCTTGCTATTGACTTCGACCATCAAGAAGGTAAGGCTGCTGGCTGGATTCGCCAAGCTGCTGTGCACGATGATGGTCTGTGGGTGCTTGTAGAGTGGACCCCGGTGGGTGTGGAAGCTCTTAAGAGTCGGACTTACCGGTACTTCAGTCCTGAGTACGCTAGTGAGTGGACTCATCCGAAGACTGGTGAGACCTACAAGGATGTTCTCATGGGAGGTGGCTTGACCAATAAGCCCTTCCTTAAGGACATACTGCCCGTCAATCTGTCGGAGGTTCTAGGAGGTGAATGGACACTCGACAGTAATGGTAATGTAGTGTTCGATGACAAGATCGTCAAGGCTAAGGAGCGTGGTATGGATCTCTTGAGCGAACTCGCTACCTTGCTTGGCGTTCAGCTGTCTGGTGACTCTTCTAGTGACACCGAAACTGTCGTCTCGGCTCTCAAGGCTATCTTCAACAAGAAGGCAACCAAGGAGCCTGTTGCTGGTCCGGACATTCAGAAGTTGGTCGATGAGCATCCCACTCTGAAGACCCTTATTGAGCGTCTCGAGGACCAGGATAAGACGATTGCTACTCTTGAGGCAGCCCATAAGCTGTCCGAGTCCAATCGTCTGCTGACGGAGTGGCGGGCGGGCGGGACTGCTAAGAAGTTCGGTCTTCCTGCTGTTCTGGACGACGACGTTCGGGGTATCCTACTTAGTGCTCCGAAGGCTATGGCTGAGTCCTTTGCCAAGGTGATGAGCAAGATCGTCGAAACCGGTCTTGTGGCTCTTGGCGAGAAGGCTCCTAGACTGCCACGGCCTAACGAGCCTGGTGAGGGTGCCGAAGGTGATGCTCTGAAGGAAGTTGAGCAGCGTACTGCTGAACTTATGAGGAGCGCCAACGAGAAGGGTACCAAGCTGAGCGAACGCGAGGCGCTAACGATCCTGTTCCGTGATGACGAGGACTTGTACGATCGCTATCGCAAGGCTTCGTACGCATTTGAGACTCCAGGAGGTGAGGAGTAATGCCACTCGCTGTAGGCGCTGTTGACCTCCTTAGTAAGGGTCTTCTTGCTAGCGAGGTCATTACAGCGAAGCGGTTCGTCAAGCTCGATGCGGCAGGGTCGATTGATGCGTGCGATACTGCAGGCGAAGCCGCTTGCGGTGTTGCAACTGAGTCGGCCGATGCCGACGACGTGACGAACGGCAAGTTCGTGAACGTTCAGAAGATGGGCATTGCAGTGGTTGAAGCTGCAGTGGCTATTGCTGCTCAGGCACCAGTGATGACTTCCAACGATGGGAGTGCCACAGTGGTGACTGGTGGTGGTAAGCCACTCGGTATCGCCTTGACTGCTGCTACTGCAGACGGCGACTGGATGGCTGTTCTGCTTACACCCAACGTTGCACTTGGTCGTGCAGACTACATCGCTATCCTGAATCAGGATATCTCGGCAGCCTATGTGGAAGCCGAGGTGCAGGCTATCTCCACCAAGGTGGATGCTATCCTTACAGCGCTGGTTGCGTGCGGCCTGATGGACGCGAGCTAAGTGAGGAGGTGAGGTAGATGTCGGTTTATGACCCCCAAGGCGGAGGCAACGTCCACATCGACCGGCTCCTCACTGACGTCTCAATGGGATGGCAGAATGAGGCCCTAGTCGGCGATGTGTTGGCCCCTGAGGTTCGGGTGCGCAAGCAGTCCGACCTCTACTATGTGTTTGGTAAGGAAGGGTGGCTGCCCGAGGACGATTATCGGGCGCCCGGTGCCTGGGCAGTTGAGGTGCCTGGTCTCACCGTCTCCACAGAGCCGTACTTCTGCAAGGAGTACGCGCTTCGTATTCCGGTGACGGATGAGGAGCGGGAGAACGCGGATACTCCGCTGGCTCCTGATAGTGATGGTACCGAGCTCATTACCGACAAGCTTTTGCTTCGTCGGGAGCAGCGTATCGTCACTATGGTGCATAACACCGATAACTTCCCCACGGCCCATAAGGTCACCCTGTCTGGTACAGATCAGTGGAACGACTACGCGAACTCTGATCCTATCGGCGATATCCGAACGGCTCAGCGACAGCTGCACTCCGTGATGTTCCGTGAAGGCAACATCGCGATCATCCCCTACCAGGTGATGTCGCAGCTCGAGGACCACTCGGACTTCATTGAGCGGATCAAGTACTCGCAGGCCGGTATTCTGACTCGTGACATCATCGCCTCAATCTTCAATATGCCGAAGATTGTGGTGCCTGGTGTTGGGTACAACTCGGCGGTTCCTGGTGCAACTGAGAGCCTTGCCTACTTGTGGGGCAAGAACGTTCTCATTGCTTGGGTGCCTCCGCGTCCCGCGATGAAGACGCCAGCCTTCATGTACGAGTTCGTGTGGCGGTACCCTGGCGGTCAGGCGCAGATTGTCAAGCGGTGGCGTGAGGAGGCGCGCGGAGCCGATCTCATCCAGGTCTCGCGTCGCTACTCCCACAAGTTCATCGCTGTCGATGGCAGTGATGATTCTCTTGCTGGGTACCTGATCACCAACGCTGTGGCATAAGGGAGGTGGGCTAATGTCCATCACCCGTAAGGGCTACGGAAGGGATATCAAGCCTGGTGGCGCCCAGGAGCGGACCTTTGTTGTCCGCGTTACGCTTGCTGCTGACGCGGTAACTGAGATTCCGCTCCTGGTGAGCCATCAAGACTTGTACCTCTACAAGGCCTACCTGATCAACGACGCCGATGTTGCTCAGCACGACACAAACTACCGGCAGTTCGCGCTCCTTGACAAGGGTGCGGCTGGTGGTGGCTCTACAGCAGCTAGTACACCCAAGAGCACGAAGGTAACCGGTGGCTATGCCATCTCGGACTTCGTGGACTGGGACCTGCTAGCTACAGAGGGCTACCTGCTAACTGCCGGGAATGTGTTGTCTATGACAACTGCTGGCGGTGGTACCGATCCTGCAATTGATGGTGTCGTCGTGATCGTGTGCAAGTAGGAAGGGCAACCCATGGCACGAGTGATCGCAAAGCACCTCATCAAGCATGATGGACAGAAGTTCGCGCCTGGCGACACCCTCATTGGGGTCGCACCGGACAAGATCGAACTGTTCATCAAGATGGGAGCGGCTGAGAAGCTTCCGAATATGGAGCCATCCCTTAAGGAGCCTGTCGCAGCTTGGCGAGCCTTCGCTATAGAGGAGGGACTCGCTACAGAAGCAGAAGCTGCCAAGATGAAGAAGGAAGAGATCATCGCTCTTCTGGCGGATAGCTCTGACTCGGAAGAGGAGGAGCAGGCTCCTCCCAAGACGAAGGGTAAGTAACCATGGCTAGGGTCACTACAGCTGAGGTTCAGGCTTGGCTTAGTGGCGACCGGCATGTAGTCACTGAGGATGACCTGAACGACCAGCTCGAGGAGTTGGTTCTGACACGATGTGCAGAATCCTTCGACGTATCTACCTGGACTAATGCGGCGACGATTCCTGAGCTGGTTCGTTCGGTCATTGCTTGTCTAACTGCAGCCTTCTTCGTTCGTAAGGTCTATGCGGATCAAGATGAGGATCCTGCATACGCAGACAAACTCGAACGATTGGCCTGGACTACACTCGGTCAGATTGAGACAGGCAAACTCACTCTGCAGGACGTGGATGAAGACGTTCTCACAGAGGTTCAGGAGCAGTATACTGCAGGAGTGTTCCCAGGCGATGACGAACGGCTAGAGGAAGACGGGGACCATATCATCAGATTCACCATGGGGGAGGTGTTCTGATGCTAAACATACAGATTATAGGTCCTGGGATTGTGAACCATGTCAGTACGGACCTACAAACCTTTGCAAGAGAGCACATCAAGAGGCCCGGCGCCTTCAGGGAGCCTCTTATCAAGTGTGCCAAAGAAGTCCTCACTCCAGCCTTTGTGTACAACATCGATGTAGGTGGGCGTCCTAAGAGGTGGCCTCCTCTTAAGGCGAGTTACGTTGCAAAGCGACTCCGAAAGCGGGAGCATCGAGCTGGTAGGACTGCTAAGGGCAAGATGCTTAGTGCTCCTCGACCGGGAGCCTCTGCCTTTAGAATGGAAGCCTTCGCAGCCATGGCTAGGTCACTTCCTATCCTGAAGGACACTAGAAAGCTGTACAATGCAGTAGGTGCCTTTGCAAGATGGCATATTGCAAACAACGAAGCCTGGTGGGGTAACCTGCCTCCTAGAGCCTGGTACGGAATTGTACATCAGGTGCCAGAGATTGCAGCAAAAGCTGGTCGAGGCCACACAGGCATTCCTCCTCGTCAGTACATATATGCCTCTCCACAGGATGTTGATGCTTGCGTCAAAATCTTCGAGTACTGGCTCATGGATAAGTTTGAGGAGCATGTCAAGCGAGTGTACGCAGGAGTGTACCTGTAATGGCTCTCGTATGGGAATCCTCAGTTGTTACACAGGCTCTTGTAGACCTGATTGAGGATGCTCATGTTCCTGCTGACCTCAAGGCAGTCTTCTACGGGGATGTGGCTCTTATACCAAAAGTGCCTGCTGTGGCAGTGCAACCTGGATCCCGCCGTCGGACCTTCAACCAGACGGGATTGCAGTACGAGATAGTGTTCCAGACACTCATAACTGTCTACCACTCACAATTGTCCGACATCCAGGATGTCACAAAGGATGTTGACGAACTTGCAGAGGAGATCGAAGCAACCATCAATGCAGCTCGTCTCCTCCCAGATGGTGATGGTGCCCAGAGGATAATCCATGGGTACATCTCTGAAGTTGAGCCAGGCTATGCAACGAGAGGCACATCCTTGTTTGTAGCGCATAGACTGACGCATACTGCTATATCCCGTCACAGAGTTGGAAACTAGGAGGACCTATGAAGATAAAGGTCTACGGCGACACACCCGATTGCGAGCTGCCTGGTGTTGGTCTTGTTCAAACCAACGAATGGTTTGAGGTTACTCCAGAACAGGAGGCAGCCTTTGAGATGATTCATGGATACCCGCTAAGTAGTGCACTTGCAAAGGGGTATCTAGAGTCAGACGCAGTAGCAGAGGCAGATTCTGAGCCCAAACCAAGAGCAAGGAAGAAGCCAGCTGCTGCTACAACTGAAGAAGACATAACTGAGCCTTAGGAGGTGACATATGGCTGTAGGAATCGGTGCTGCTGGAATCCTAGGCGTTGCACGCGAAACGACCAATGGCACCTACCGATCGCCAGATAAGTACGTTCCGTTTCTTAGTGAAGACATTAAGGTAGTTCAGTCGAACATCTATCGTAGACCGATCAGAGGAATCGCTGATCCGGTCGGAGCAGTCGCAGGGTTTACCCATGTTGAAGGCTCCATTACAATGGAGTTCACTGACGATACCTTTGTGTACTTTATGTACTCGATTCGTGGTGACATTACTAAGGCTGGGGCTGTCAGTCCGTATACCTACACTCTGACTCCCAACGCAGAGGGGTATAAGACTGGCTCCAAGAAGACAATGTCACTAACTCTTGTGCGCAACGGAGTTACCTTTGGTTACGTAGGTTGTTGTGTCACAGGGTTCGAGTTCACAGTTCAGGACGGTATCCTTGTTGTAACGCTCAATATGATGGGTCTTCAGGAGGCTACACAGTCTACACCAACTGCTTCGTGGCCAACCATTGTTCCCATCGGTCCGGGCGAGCACGTCGTTAAGATTCCGTCCTCGACTCCTGTTACGGACATCGACAACTTCACCTTCTCTGTGGATGATGGAGGGGAGCCCACCTTCCGGCTTGTCAGCGGACAGCGGTATCCGTCCTACATTATGTACGGAGAGCGTGAGGTTAGTGCATCGCTGGAAAGGGACTTTGAGAGTCGTACCGAGTACGATGGTTTCAAGGCCGCTACTGCATCGTCCCTTCAGATCTTGTGTACAGCAGACGCAGGAGGTTACATTCAGATCGATATGTACTCAACCATCAAGGATTCCTACGAAGTAGGGTTGTCCGGACAAGGCGATATGGTTCGGGCTTCTATCGAGTACAAGGGTGTGTACAACGTCTCCGCCTCGGCTTCGTACGAAATCGTTGTTAGCACCACCGCTAACCTGACTTAAGGAGAGGTAATGCCTAGGGCGACCACTAACAGAGCAGCTATTCATCGAGAGAATCTTACAACCCTAGAGGGTGCCTGGGTCGATCTTCGCAAGATGACCTACGGTGAGAGGATCCGTGTCAGAGAGTTGTCGATGGACCTCAGTGTGTCGGGCTCTAAGGCTGAGGCGAATGAGATGGGAGCAGAACTGCGACTGATGGCAGTCTCTGAGTTCGAGTTCATCTGCTCTATCGTGGACCACAATCTCGAGGACGAGGCTGGCGGCAAGCTAGACTTTAGCAAGCCTGGTGTTGTTCAGAGTCTCGATCCAGCAGTAGGCGAAGAGATCGACCGCTTGATAAGTGACCTCAATAGCCCAAAAGGAGCTGGAAAGAGCTCCTAGGTAAGGTTCGAGCAAGCGTAGTACTGAATCGCAAGCCGGAAGAGGATATAGCAGGACTGATCGAGGTTACGAGACTATGTAAGTCCTTACAAGTCCTACCGTACGCCGGTGGCGTCCTCGATCAGCCTGCTGACCTCATAGATGGGATGGTGGCCGTCCTGATGGCTGAACAGGAAGCTGAGCAGCGCGAGGTGGAGAAGGCAAAGCATCGTGGTGCTAGCTCGCGGTCCCGTAGGAGCCGTAGGTAGTGTATACCAGAAACATTGAGCTAGTCATTATAGCGCAGGACCGTACGCAGGCGGTCTTTGCTCGTGTTGGTGGCGCTATTACTGCTCTGGGCATTGGTATGTCTATGCTAGGGCGAAGAGGGGTACGTGCCCTGAGGGATGCTACTGCTGCTGCTGCTGAGTTCCGCCAGCAGATAGCATTGGCCTTCACCCAGGTGGAGGGTGTAGCAGGCGCCTCTATGGAGGCGATCGAGCAGATTGTCAAGGATACTGCTGCTAGGATACCAGTGCCCTTTGAAGATCTGCCTGGAATGCTGTACGATATCTTCTCTACTATTCGAGTGAAGAGTGTTGGGGAAGCCCAAGCTATGATGGATGCCTTTGCTAGGTCGGCTGTTGCTGGCCAGGCACCCATCAGAGATATTGGAAGAGCTGTCATAGCATGGCTGAACGCTCTCGATATAGAACCTACACTAGATAACGTCAACCGTATCCTGGACATTCAGTTCGAACTCGTTAGGAAGGGTGCTGGTACCTATACTGAGTTTGCTGGAGAGGTTGGCAAGTCTATTCCTGCCTTTGTTCGTACTGGACAGTCAGTAGAGACCTTCGCAGCTGTACTTGCTTTCCTAACCAGAAACGGTATGTCTGCTGCTATGGCAACCACCTCAGCAGCTAGAGGTGCAGAGTTGCTGTATAGTGCCAAGGCACTAAAGAGTTACAAGAATCTGGGAATAAGAGTAGAGGATGCATCCGGCAAGTTTGTTGCTATGGATGTTCTGCTTGCTCAGCTGGTTGATCATTTCAAGGACCTATCAGCTTCCGAACGAGTTATCCAGTTCAAGGAGATTTTCGGAACCGGCTATATCCAGGCACGGCGGTTCTTCGATACAGTCATTCCAAACTTTGAAGAGTTCCAGTGGCTGTTCAGTGAGATGAGTTCAGCATCTGGATCTGCCGAAGAGGGCTACGAGACTATGTTCGTACAGCCTCAGAGTCAGATCCAGTTAATGACCAATCAGTTACAGATCCTCCGTACTGAGATTGGCGAAACCTTCTTCGAGACAATTGCTAAGCAGGTACAACCTGCAGTGCAGAACCTGTATGACTGGTGGACAAAGCTAGACGATGTACAAAAAGACAACATTGCTACTATAGCAGGATGGACAGCAGTAGGACTTACTGTTAGTGGTACCTTCACAACTCTCGTAGGTCTCATAGTCTTGTATAGTACACTGCTTAGGGCTGCCTCTGCATCAATTGCTGCAAGTACTGCAACCTTGGCTACTGCGGCAGGTGCTGCTGGTGTAGCTGCTGCAGCTGGTGGTGTAGGTGCTGCAGCCGGTGGAGCTGCAAGCGTAGGCGTAGCAATTGCTAAGGCTAATGCCTACCTAGCTGTCATAGTAGCTGTTCTGGCTGCCGCTTGGTTCCTATGGAAGAACTGGAACAAAATCTGGCCCAAGATTAAGATGGTAGCTCTTGCTGTCTGGTCTGCACTTCAGAAAGCTTGGGATGCTGTTTGGGGTGCAATGAAGGCTGTATGGAACTGGTTTGCAAGCTTCTTCGAAGGTGGATGGTCTGGGTTCTGGAACCGCATTAAGGGTATTTTTAGTACTATATGGAACAGCATCAAGGATTGGGCTAGTACTGCCTGGCGTAACTTTGTCAAATGGACAGCAGCTATCTGGGAGCCCATTGCAAGCTTCTTCCGAGACAAGGTATGGGAGCCTGTCAAAAATGCTTTCGTGACAGCATGGAACTGGATTACTGAG